GCGAGTATTGTCGTGCCATTGGCAAGCCTTACAGACTATATACTACCGTCTTCATAGATGGGTATGATTTTCGAATGGATCCTAAGGTCACTGGACCCAGCATTACAGACGACATGATGATATGGATAGCGCACAAAGGACACGCCTGGATTATTGTGCCTGAGTCTATTTCATCAAAAATACGTAAGGCCCACCCATGCATTCAACCTGTCGACTGCAAGTGCCATGCTTGTTTAAACCCAAGCCCAAGACAGAAGATTGCAAACAAAATTACCAACTCACTCAACGCATGCAAGTTTGCGGCTCCGCGCCACTCAGCAACACTTGCTGGCATTAAGATTACCGGTAAAATGCCAAGAATTGATCAATTAAAGCAAGTTGAGCCCACAACAACTGCATAACCCATACCCACAATGTTTCTGAAGCAAGAACGAGGAGCTGTACTAACTGGCAAATGCATGGGCAATCACTCTGCAAAACCTTCATCTGACCAAATGATACTAAAGGCCGAAGGATATGACATGTAATGTGACCCACGTCCAGCGATGTGGTAATGTGGTGTTGTCTTCACCAAGATACCATATCAGACTTATGGTAACTGCGCCCACAATATGTTGTTTGCACAAATACAACGGCAGTGCAAATCAAAAGGTTATGGATCTTACTCGATGATGCGCGAATTTGTTGATTGGGCCAAAGCTTAAGTAATGGAGCGGTTTACTCGTGCAACCATTTACCCTCCCTCTGATGACCAAATTTTTCATGATGCAGCAACCAGGATTGACAATTCTGAACTTACTGTATCCTAGAAGGAAAAGATAAAACGGTCACTTGAGCAGCTGCGCAGTGCTGACAAGATTATAACTCAATCCAATGCACACATCAAAAGAGAAGTGACATTTGGTAATGATTGGCCCAGATTAATTGCTGCCAGGCATGATGGGTTGCGTGCAATATCTGCAGTACTGTATGATGTTATGGCAGACCAACTGTTTGACAACGAGTGGTACATCAAACACATGAACCAAACTGAAGTCATCAAGCAGTGCATGGAAAAGGTTCTCGGCCAAGAGTATTTGTTCTGTCTTGATATGTCATCATATGATGCATCACAACGTGGATTAATGTGGGAGCTTGAAGCTTAGGTTGTTGAAACGATACTTGGTCCTCACTGGAAAAAGGTGTGGTAGGCAATCAGTCATAACCCCAACTACATAGTGTCAGCACTGATTATCACTCTGCAACAATTGTGTCGTAACTCTGGTGAGATGACCACATCATCAACAAACACACTTTTGACAGAATTGGCCATCAAATGGTGTGCACTTAAAGCTGGAC